ATTACTAGTCCAACTAATAGTTGAAGTATATGGATATACTCCACTACTAGGGCTTATACTTACACTAACTGCATAAACAGTTTTTGTTTTGCCGCGCAAATTATCTAGGCTAATTTGACCACTGGCAGGTACTCCGTTGGTGGTAGCAGGTACATAACTACCACCAGCATAGTACTCATCTAGTCCAATAGGGTTATCTCCACCAAATTCTGTTTGAACATCTGTTAAACTAATCGTATCCGTAGGAGTGGTCATCTAGTTCTCCTATCTAACTCTTTAATAGCTTCAATAATAAGTGGAATTAATTTTTCGTACATAACAGCTTTATAGCCATCTGTTCTAGTAGCTACAATTTCCGGCAGTATGGCTTCTACTTCTTGAGCAATAACACCTACATCATGCTTTCGTATAAAATAGCCATCTTCACCGCCATTTTTCTCAATATAGTCATCTGTCCAATCAAAATATACACCACGAATTTGATCAATCATTTTAACTGGATCTTTAATGGTCTTAATATTTTGCTTTAATCTGGCATCAGAACTATAATAAGCAGTAATGTTTGCATAGCTATTAATAGCATCACTAGCCCAAATTTTACCAGCAATTCCTACACCACCACTTACTACAAGTGCCCCATTAGTAGTTCCGGTAGATGCAGTAGTACTAGTGATATATAATGGTTTATAACTAGTAGAATATGTAGGAGCAAATTGAAATACTCCATTATTTGCAACTGTAATATTTAATTGATCAGTACTTCGATTAAATATCAATGTAGAGCTACTACTTAATGCTAGTAATGGATTACCACTATTCATTGTAAGATAATAATTATCATCACCTAGTGTTAGCCGTTCTAATGCAGTCCAAATTGATCCTGAAGTTCTACCTAGAGTATTATTAGATAAGTCTGTAGTTCCATCAAAGTATACCACACCTCCAGCATTTTCAATGCCGTAACCAGTATTGCCAATTGATTTACCTCCACGAATACGTACTTGATAGCTGTTAATATTAGAAGCAATTTTAATACCGCTTTTACCAGGGCTACTAACTGAAAATCCAGCTCCTAAAATATACGGAATATTAAAATCATAGTCTAATCCAGCTAAAATTTCAATACCGTGACTGCTTGGATAGTCAATTTCAATATGATTAAATCTGCCAATTGCAGGATATGTACTACCACCAGAAGTATTACGAATAATTACTCCTTTAGTTGTAACCAATCCTAAATAGGCAATTTCTAAACTATGACAGTTACCATCCCAGTCAAGCCCGTATTGATCGTTTGCACAATCAATAACTGCAAAATCAATTCTTAAAATATCAGATCTTAAACTATCAGATCCATACCATGTAATACCTTTACCGCCACAATATGCATATAACCAATCTATAACAACAGTATTGGCTTGTTGAATATATAAAACAGAACTAGTAGTATAATTACTACCAATATCAATTCCATGTAATTTTTTAATATTTACACGATTTCCATTAGCAATTCTAAGTGCGCAACCTTGTAAATTAGGAGCAATAAAAGTTAAATCAACTTCTACACCATCGGATCCACCACCAATAGTAACAGCATTAATATTACCACTTGGTTTTAATATACCTGGGCCACCAAAACGTTGATAACTATTATTTAGTACTAAACCTGTTGTAAAATAGTAAGTTTTATTAGTAGCTAAATATACTGGCCTACCAGTATTAATAGCTGCTTGAAGAGCTGCATAATCATTAGTTGTACCATTACCTACGGCACCATAGCTTTCTGGATATACTTCGTCTAAATTAAGACTAGCGCTAAGACTGGCAGTAGTTAAAACTCTGTTTCCATTATCGTATAAACTACCGGCATATAATGCACCACTAATACCTACTCCACCAGTAATAACTAAAGATCCTGAGGTAGTGCTTGTAGAAGCAATATCTGCAATAGATTCAATTTTACCACTTGCCCATATAGTACCATAGGCAGTAATAGCGGGAGAACTAGAACCATTACGATTTTCAACAGTTATAGTAGGTATGTTGCTGCTTCCATTAAGAAATTCAGCTGCTTTTGCTGGATAACTAGTACTAGTATTATTAACATATAGTGTTGATTGTTGGGCTCGTGTTGCACTACCACTAGCAAGAGATAATGTATGTTTTGTTCCACCTTGAATTGATGCGGCTATTACATCTGTTGTAAAACCGTTGCTTCCAGCCAAGCACAAAATTTTAAGTGCTTGGCTATATTCAGTTAATATATTTAGAGAAGGATAAGCATTGATTAAAGACGGATAATCTGGCCAAGTAGCTTGATCATATATATTTATAGCACTACTTAAAACTCGTTTAACTGTACCAGTTCCACTACCTGTATTACCTGTTGCTACAAAAAAGCGTCCAACACTAGGAGTGCCATATATACCGCCAACAGTTTGCCAATTAGTTGTTCCTACAGTAACTATTTGATACCAATAACCTTGAGTAAGACTGCTTGTATCTATTATAGGAAAATTAGAATTATTACGAGTAATAGATATACCCGCACTAGCTAAACCAGTGCCAAAACCAGATAAATTTGAAGAAGAATAATTACCTACATTAATACTAAAATTACTATCAGTGGAAGTAATAGTACCACCAGTAATTTTATCAGCAGCTATACTGTTTGCAGCAATTTGATCACCAGTAATAGTTGCTGCAGCAATTTGTCCAGCGGTAATTGTATTAGCGGCTATTTGACTAGCAGTAATTGTATTAGCAGCTATTTGACTAGCAGTAATTGTATTAGCTGCTATTTGACCAGCAGTAATGGCATTAGCAGCTATTTCATTAGCAGTAATTGTATTGGCAGCTATTTTAGCTGCTGTAATTGCTCCTGCCGCAAGTTTAGCTGTACTAATAGCACTATCTGTAATTTGCGTACTAGTAATTTGACCAGTTAATTTTGCAGCAGCAATATCGGCTAATTGACTATCTGACAATTGACCAGTAACATCTGCAGCAAGTACGCTAGCTACATAACTAGTGCCATTCCAACGGTATAATTTGCCGTCTGTGCTATTAAAAATACTACTCGTTGACTTTGTATTTGGTACACTGGTAACTATAGTAACTGGTTCTAATCCAGTAGCAAATTTATCAATACTAATTGCACCATTAACAATATTACTAGCACCTACAATATTACCATTTAAACTTAGCACATTACCATTGTAAGTAATATTTGTTGTGCTATTACCAAAGGCAAAGTTACCAGTACTATAAAGTACACCACCAGCTGTACCACTAGTTATACCAGTACCACTAATAACAGCTGTACCTGCTTTAAAAGTACCGGTAACTGTTAAGTTACCGGTATTAGCAGTAATTGCCTCTAAAGTGTCTACTTTAAAATAGCTTAAATATGGAGTACTCCAAGTAGTAGCTGTATCACCAGCAGAACTTTTTCCGTCGCTTTGAAACTGTGCTTGTGTTCCAGTTAATGTAACTGGTGTGGTTGACCAACCCGGAGGAGTTGCACCATTTTGAGTAGTAGCAGGTGTAGTTGGTGTAGCAGCATTATTTGCAGTAGCTATATAAATTCTATATGTAGCTGCTCCAGTTGGACCAGTTGCAGAAGTTAATGTAGTTTGACTATACTGTTTTGAGTAAGTATATACTGTTGGATCAATAACAGATATAAAAGCATATCTAACATAGTATGTAGTATTGTCAAGTAAACTTGTTAAAGTAATAGATGAACTAAAAGGACCACTAAATGCTAGGGTAGAATCACTAGGAGTGAACCCTTGCGTAGTAGATAGCCAGACTCTAATAGTACTAAGATCATTTCTGGGCTTAGTATTATTCCAATCAGTAGGTGTTTTTAATGTTAATATTAAGGACTTAGTTCCAGCACTTAAATCAGCTAAAGTATTTGACATATTAAGTATCCTCTGGATCTTCTTCCACAATTGTTTTTAGGGTAAAACTAGTAAGAGTACTAGTACTACTATAGTTATTATTAGTATCTAAAACTCTACAAGCTATTCTATACTGTACGCCAGCTTCAGAAATTCTTGGTTGATCAAAAGTGCGTAAATCTATTCTGCTTGCGCTACGACTTTGTACAAATTTAATAGTACTTAAAGTAGTTCCTAGATCCCAGAAGTCTTGGGTAGTGCTTCCAGAACTTTTATAGGCTCTGTACTCAAAAGTATTAAATGTATCATCTTTTGCCACAGCGCTATCACTAGGAGTAATTACTAGCCAATATCCATCTAAATCAACTGTTATATTAGGCGGAACTAAGCTATTAGTGCGCTTACCTATAACTGTTGCAGTAAATGGTGGGCTAGACCAAGGTCCGCGAACGGTTCCAGAATTATTTAAATATCTAGCTCTAAATTTATATCCTTTACTAGCTACTAATCCGCGAATTTCAATACCGCCACTAGCACCTTTATCTACTGTAACACTTAATCCCATAGTATCAGTATTCATATCTTCTTGATCACTAACATACTGTATTTCTACTTTTTGAGCTATTTGTGTTAAATTATTGGGATGTGCAACGGCTAGTTTTAAAATATTAGTATATACGCCTGGCGAAGTCAATTCAGCAAGAGCACTATCACTAGTTGCATCTTGAATTGTAGGTGACTGTGTAATTGAATTTATAATTACATCATTATTGCTGCCAGTAATTCCTGGATCATATACTAAATTTGTAAATCCTTCAGTATATATTTGAGGTGAATAGTCTGTTAAAGTTAATACTGCACTAGTATTACTAGTAGGTTCAATTGATAGAACAATTAATTGTTGTGAATCTTTTGCAGCACCGCCAACTACTTCTCCAATCATAAATAAATTATCTACAAGTAAGCCTGCATTACTTAAATTTTCATTAATTGTTATAGTATTAGTATAACCAGTAGTATAACTTCCAGCTTTTAAGTTTTTAATTCCTAAACTATAAAATGTTGCACTGCCAATCCTAAATCTAATACAGTAGTTTTTAGCGGTATCTAAATAAATGTCTTCACTTAGTGTAATAATCGTATTTGTACCATAAGTAATACTAGTAATCCTGCCGCTTGCAGTACCCCACTGAGGAATATCATGTGATACACGCACTAAATCACCACGCGTACATACTAGGTATTCAAAGTCGACATTAAGTTTGTAAGTTTCTGGTCTAAGCTTTAACTGAGCAAAATGCCATTTAGCTAAGTAAATAGCATGAGTTTTATTAGTTACGCCAGGTAGTGAAAGTTGTTCGTAAATTTTAGCAGTATCACTAGTTACACCTTCTCTATAAACAAAAAATTCATCTGGTTGAAATGCTTTGTCTTCGTTATTAATAGTTACTCTAAATGCATCAGGAATTTTTGGCAAGGCTTTAGTAGACTCAAATCCCCAACTATTATGTGGTGTAAAATGTTGTGTAACATAGTCGCGAGGTTTATCAATAACCACAGACCATTTACCGTTTACCATAGTAGGACTAGCTAAACCTGCTGCACATATTTCACGCAGTGTGTCCATAACACTTTGTGTATTAGTTAATACATTATTATAGGTAAAATCTTTACCTTTGCAAAAATTGTGCCATACTACTAGTTGGTCTAAATCAATATCTGATGTACTTACAGCATACATATTAGCAGGATGTGTTAATACATATCTAAACAAACTAGCAGGATTATTAATAGGTAAATTATCTACCCAAGTTTTTGTAGCCCCTCCATTGGTATAAACCACATCATAACCACGAGTTTGTACTAAAGCATTAATTCCGTCAACTGTACCGTTTACTTTGCCAGTACTTTGCAATCTAATAGCAGTTTTTGCTAAATAACAACCTGGTGGATTAGTCATTGGTTTATTATTACTAAAACCGGTTACACTATATAGTATACACTTATCATAAATATAAAATCCACCAGTAGTAGGGTCTTCTAAACCTCCCCAACTTCTGTTATTTCTACGTACTCTTACGCTGTAGTTAGCAGGCGATAAATTTGAAATATTATAGGTATCATTAAAAGCATCTTTATATTTAAAATATCTACCAGAAACACCAAAATTTAATATTGTATTAGCTGTAGCATTAGCATTGCTTTGACCGTCTTTAGTAAGTGTAAATTTTACAGCTACTGCAGCTGGAGTATCAATAATGCTGTTTTCAGCAACTATTTTTATTGCTCTACTTCCTGCTTCAATAAACACATTATTAGTAAAAACATTTGTATAGCTATCATCACTATCTAATGTCATTACTAAACTACCATCAATATAAAGTTTAGCTGTATTATCAGCACTAAAATATACTTTATATACCCCACTTTCTGCCACTGTCCAGTTTTGAATTAGTTCGCAAGTATTCATATATACAGTACCAGTACCAGTACCGGGTCCTGTAGCTACAAATCTAGTACCTGGATAATTTTGACCACTAGTAAGTCCGCTTATTGCTGTAAAATCCGTAGTTCCTACTGTGGCAATTGTGTACTTTTTTCCAGCAATAATATTAGGTGCAGTATATGTAGTTGTTGTGCTACTTTGCTGAATCCAGCGACCATACTCATTTAAAAAATCACACCAACTAGTTTGTTGGGCAGGATCTGTAATTGTATATACAGAGCTTGTAAATTCTTTAGTACTAAACTTTTCTACTTCTACAGAGCTAGTATATACAGCACTACTATTAGTAATGGTGCCTGCACTAATACTAACAAGTATATTACCATTTGATTGTTGTTGATAACTAAAATCTAGTCCAGATACGGTACCGCTTTCACTACGTTTATCTACTCTGGTTTCATATCCGCCACTTCTAGACTCTACAGAACTACGTAAGCAAACTTGATATAATTGAATTTGATTGCTAGGAATTTGTGGCAATTTTGTATATTTAGAGCCGTAAGCTTCAGTCATCTCAGATATTTGATTAAGCTGTGTATTTGTATATCTAGAAATAATTAAGTCACTAGGTTCTTCATCTATAACGTAAGTAGGGCTGCCTGCATATATATTAATTCCGCCACCAGCTTGTAGTGTAATAATATGCCACTGATAAGTTGTCACCAAATTTGGAATCCAGCCCCCTACTACAGCGTCACTACTAGATTGATTATATCCTTGATCATCGGCTTCAGGAACTTGAATTACGCGTTGCCAACCTGCACTAGCATTAGTCTGTGCTGCAACATCAACAGTATTAAAAGGCGCTACATTTGTCCAATTTCCACCAGCAGTTTTATATTGTACTTCTATTTGTGCAGTAGCACCTTTAATATCACCATTACTAGGTTTTACACTACGTAATCCCTGTGGAAAATTAAATGCCAACTCAATACGAGTACATTGATCAGTTAACGTAACCTCTCTCCAAGGACCATATTGAGATACAACACCATTTTCAAGTGGATTGTCTTGAGGAGTATTTACTAAATCTGCATTAACAATTTGCTGAGTTATATCTTGTCCGTATAGCTGATCAAAGCTAGTAGTTACTTCATCTGCATATCCATATAGTATAACTGGCGTGGCTTGATCACTTTTACCCTGTAAATCAACAGTATAAAATCGTTCCATAGGAGTTAACCCTACTTGTATATCACTAATACTAAGTGGGCCAAATCCCCATACTAATGCCATATTAATTACACTAGTATCTGATAAACTTTCTATATAAGGTGTAGCACCATGTACAGCAGTCATACGTACTCTACCAAGTACAACGGGTATAGCGCCAAAACGATTTATTTGATTACTGCTACCATTAAATAAATTAAGACTTTGACCTTGAGCAACATCTTTAGGTTTGGTTATAGGTGCAATAGCATTGATTAATGCCATTCCAGCCATATTAATACCAATCTGTACAACTGCAGTCCAACCTGCAACAGCTGCTGCAGTTGGAGGGCCGCCTGCAACTGAAGCTGCAATTGATCCACCATATGGCCCTGCAAATTGATATGCTATGTACATTACTGCAAGAGTTAATATTAACCTTCCAGTATTGCCTGCAGCTACAACTCTATAAGCAACAATTTGTCCTGGCAATAACTTAGTAGTTTGCCAATTTTGTTGTGGTACTGGAACACCATCTACTAAAATTGCAATTCTGTCCAATAATCTATTACTTACATTATACTTTTCTTGAATATGCTGTGTAAGTTGATATATGGTAGTATTTGCTGGAGCCCAGTCAGTAATTACATTTTGCAGCTGCAGTGGATGTGGTGCACCAGTTAATTGAATTGCCCCAGGATTATACTCATAGATGCCTTCTAATCTACGATTCCAAGCAACGCTATCTAGTGACTCAATAACGCTGTCTTGACCAGCTCTGGCGTGTAAAAACTTTTTATTGCCAACGTAAATGCCTACATGAGTAGGTTCGCCTAAAATATTAAATACGCAAATATTACCAGCTTTAGGCTCGGTAGTCAAAATCCAAGATTCTTTAGTGCTAGTAACTAACCCTTTAACTGCTAAGTCTTGACTGCCCACATACTGATCATCTAGTGTGGGTAGTTCAATATCAAAATGTTCGCGATATACTAGACAAGCTAATCCCCAGCAATCAATTCCAGCTGTAGTTCTGCCATTGTCTTTGTAGGGTAGTCCAATATATTTATTATACCACATTAGAATAATCCTGGAAAGTTTCTGGGTGTAAAATTATATGCAGGAAATGGTTCTGTGTTATAGTTAATCATACTTAAATTTAGAGTAATACTCTCAGCATTGTAGCTAGCACTGGTAATATAAAATCCGGAAAAGGTAGCTTCTACAGTATTAAGATCCGCACTAGTACCATCTGTAAGTACTAGTTCTAATAAAATCTTAACTGGACCTGTTAACTGTTCACGAATAATTTGTATGGCTTCTGGTGTAACAAAATTAAACCTAATACTACAGTTACTATTACCATCCTCAGTTTCGCTAGGTAAAGATATTTCCATTGGCAAAAATACGTAGTTGTTGTTACGACTACGTACTCCATAAGCAATATCTGCATCAGTTTCGCTAATGCGCTTGTTAAAATTATCTGCTAAACGAATAACTACAGAGGTACCATCAAGGCCGTAAATCGTCAACAACATAACAACTGCTTGTTCTGTTTCTGACGAAAACATTGCTTTAATAGCTGTTGCACTAAGTGTACTTAATCTACTCATGGTAATACTTCAAATACTAAGTCTGTTTGCCAATAGCCTGGTGCTAAGTAAGTTAGTTTATAAAACTCACTGTCACTTTGTGGTACAATTCTAACTTCTACAGTATTACCAGTACGCGGATGTAGGAAATTAAATCGTTTAGTACCCAACAGTGTAGTTTTTACAAAGGTTTCTAGTGTAGCTGCTTGTGCACTAGTAAGTATAAAAGCAACATTAAGCACACTAGGTCTAGCACCACGTCTACGCATTTTAGCAGGACCTGTGTCCATGGAAGAACGTATAACGTTAACCCCCACGGACTCAGTAAAACCCTTTTGCGGCACTTGTGGAAAAGGCGCACTAGGCCAATAAATGTTTGTAGCCATTGTTTATCTCCTAGCAAGTGCTGGTCTATTACCATAGGTATTAGACATGGACTGTTGTACTGGGCTGCCCTTAGTTGCAATTTGTTGTGCAACTACATCACCAACGATTACTTCAATTGTACGATTACCACGACTATCCATGGTTTCACGAGTTTCTGCTGGTTGACCGCTGTGATTATTAACCACAACATTAACATTACTAGGCTGTGAGCGTACTCCAAGATTACCTTCACCATCACGCTTTAGGGGCATAATGGCTTCGGGTCCTGCTTCGCCCATCATGCCTGTGCCTTGTGCAAATTTAAATAGTGTAGGACTATTTACTACACTGTTAGTAAATGCACCACCCATTGCAAATCTGTGAACTGGATAACCTTGATCATAGGCCGCACCTTTAGCAGCCCTACTATAAACATTTGCACCATAACCAGAACTTGTAGAACTAGCTAAAGCTGATGTAGCATCTGAATATCCTTGCATGCCAAATGTAAAAGGATTAAATCCTCCTATAAACGCTGCTGCTCCAGGCCTAAAGGCTTTATATGCTTCCATCATTTGCAGTTTTAATTCATACCTGATTAAATCGCTAAGCATGCTATCAATTAAGCCTTTAAAGTCAAGTTTTCCAGTTTTGGCAAATTCTGCAATTGCATCGCCCATTCTTGAAAAACCACTTTCAAATATATCAATATAAGCTTGCTGCCTAGTACTTAGTTCATAAGTTAAATTAATAGCTTCAACTCTGCCTTTATTAGTTAATTCAATGCCTTGGATTTGTGTGTGCCAGTAAGCTCTTGCAGCATTTTTTCTAGCGTCAAAATTATCTAAATCTTCTTTAGAGTATTCTTTTCCATCTTTACGCATTACCATTCTGCGAACGTCGTCGTCTCTTTCTATTTGTTTAAGCTCATCTGCCCTAGATTTTTCAGCATTAGCTAAATCTTTAATACCCTGCAAATTTGCTTCGCGTAATTTTAAAGATTTTTCTGCATTTTGTAATTCTTGTTCTGTATATAGGCCTCTTTTACTATTAATTTGTAGTAGTTGACTTTCTATACTAAGATTTTGTTGTAGTATTTCAACTTCTTGAATTTTATTTCTAAAATCCCGTTCTCTAATAGTAGAATCTTTAGCATAACTATTATCAATAATTTGTACTGCTTGTTTAATAAAAAACAATTTTTGTTCTGCGGTTAAAAGTTTATTGATATAATCTAGTTCTGCTTGCGCTTCAACAGCTATCTCGTTTGCCATACTTTCTGTAGACTTACCCCTAGATTCTTCTAATATTTGTTTAGCAATGTTATTTTTTCTTTGAGCACTTTCACGTCTATTTGTAACGTCTAACCGATTAAGCTCAGTTTCTAAAGCTTGTTGAGCCTCTAGTGTTCCTGTTGATAAATAACTAACGCCAGTTTGTCTAAATTTATTTAATTCTTGTTCTAAGGCATTTAACTGCTGAGTTCTTGAAATCTGTTTTTGACGTTCTTTAGTAATATATTCATCTATTTTTAATCTATCCTCAAAAGTTTTAAGAAGAGTTTTATTTGCATTAGCTTCTTCAGCATTTTCTAATGCCTTTTTCTCTAGCCCTTGAAGCTCTAGTTGTTGTATTCTTAAAGTCCCTTCGTCAAAATTTTTGTTTGCTTGTTTACCTTTGTTTATTTGATCTTCAATTACTTGAGCTTTATCTGCATAGTCTTTTTTAATTGCTCCCTTAGTTTTTTCATAATCAAGTTCTTGTTGTAGATTTTTTAGTATATTTTGACTAATTGCAAATGTTGTAGTATTACTAAGGCCTAATTTTTCAGAAATTTGTAATAATTGATTTTCGTAGTTAATTTGTTCCTGACTACTAGCTTGTATTAATTGATCTAATGCATACTGATTTTGTCTACTAAGAACAGTTTCTTTACTAGCATTTTCTATTTGTTTTTGACTTCTTTCAATAGCGGCATTATTTTTTGTAGTATCTTGTGCAGTAACTAATTGTGATCGTTGTCTTTGTTTTTCAATTAAATTTCTTTCTAGCTCTTGTTTAATTGACGCAGCTAACGGCTCTTTAAGTCGGTCTTGTATACCCGCAATGTCACTATCTATTTTAAATAGTTCCGTAGCTTGTTTTTTAGCTAAAACTTGTGCCTCTAATGTATTTTTTCTAAGTATTTGTTGTTCGCTAAGTATAGATACTGCTTTAATTTCAATATTAAATTGTTCTAAAGCAAGCTCTGCTCCACGCTCTTGTTCAGCTAGTCTACCTGCTTGAAGAGCTCGAGATTCTTGTCCTTGTTGTACACGACCTAATGCTTGACGACTGCTTATTTGAGCATCAATACTACCAAGTTGTACTTGTGCTCCTCGGCTAGTACTTAGCGCAAGTAATGCTTCGCGTCTAGGACCCTCAAAAAACCCGCCTAAAGAAGCTTCCAGTGTTTTTTTATTTTCAGCACTGGAATCAGCTAAAAACTTTTCTACTACATTAAACTGCTCATTAATTATTTTTGCCTCGGGACCGCTTACTATTTTTTGTTCGTCTGCAGTTAGTGGACGTTTTTCTTGTTGAGCACGTTGTAGAATAGTTTGCTTTTGACTTTCAGCTAAACTTTTTTCACCTATTATTCTACTTAATTGTGCTTGATTAACTAATTTTAAAGTAAGATCTAGTTGAGACTTTTGTAGATTTAAATCAGCAATATCTAATTTAGTAGTAGCTGCTGCAACTCCTGCCCCACTAACTCCAGCAAGCAAAGACTTTGCACCTGCAATTTCATTTCTTTGACGTTCAATATTGGCTCTTTGATTTAGCAAAGATAAAGCATTATTAATAGCACCACCAGTAACACGCTCTATATTTTCTTTTATGCCATTTAAAGCTCTGTCACTTATAGTTAGACTAAGTTCAAGATTTTGCAACCTACTTTTAGCTTCTTCAATACCTTGTACAGTTAATTGTCTTGTATAAGCACTTTGACCACCTTTTGCTAGTGAAGCTTCTAATTGTCCTTTATTTTTACGAACTGTGGCAATTTCGGAATTAAGTAACTCAACATCTTTAGTATATTGTTGCAAAGGTTTTACATATTCTTTTAATTGCTCAGTACTTACACCTAAAAGTTCAAAAGCTTTAGGATTATTTAGTATTTCTTGAAGTGCAATTGCAGAAGTGGCAGGATCTTTGAATAAGTCAGTTAATTTTAAACTTGCGTCTAACATAGTATTACCAAATTCAGTAATTGGATCTTTGTTAGCTAGAGTATTTACTAAGTTCTGACCAGCTTTATTTGCAGCATCTAAACTACTTTTAAAATCTTGCACTTTGTCATTTTGAGCAACAATTGTATTAACTACAGGCGCAAGTGTTGCTTGTGCTTGTTTAGCTAACTTATCAACTGTAAAAGTGCTTTCGCCTTGAAGACGTTTTTCTAAACCTGTTTCAGTAAGATTTCCTACTTGAAATATCTTTTTTAACTTTTCCTTGAGTTCTTCTTTAGCAGGACCTTCAGGTATAAGTTTTATCTGAGCAATAATACCTTTGGATACGTTTTCACTAAAATCAGCTTTTACACCTAGGTTTCCAAAAGATACGAGTTCTTTTATTTTATCCCAAGCACCTTCTACAAGACTCATTTTTTGAATTGCTGCTGAGTATTTTTCTACTAAATCGTTTGCCTGATCTCCAAGATCTCGTAAACTAGTGCTGCGAGCATTTAAAGCTATTGCAGAAATAGTATCCCCAAACTTTTTGCTTACACGTTCTGCGTTCTCAATAGTTGAAGTATATGTTTTAGAAGCGTCTTCTAAACTTGCTAGTTCTTTTTCAGCGCTGCTAAAAGCATTGTATAATAATGCAATAGCACTAACTATTACTCCTACTATACCAAAAGCAGCACTTAATGCACTAGCAAATATACTTACACTAACAGCAGCGGCATAAAATGCACCAGTAACTTGAGTGCGAAACTTATCCCACTGATTCATATCACGGGTAGTATTTATACGTTTATTAAGCTGGTCTATAGCATATCCAAAACCACCAGCTTCAGTTTCGCTAGTAACTTCGGATAAAATGCTTAATCTTTCAGATCTAGCACCTGCTTTTCTGCTAATTATTTCCCTGGCCTTGGCCTCAGCATCAAATTTATCTGCTTTTGCATAGGCAATATTTTCTGCATCGTTTCGTACCTTTTGAGCTTTAGTAACAGCATCTTCGGCTGTTTTTCTTTCCTGTAAAGCAGCAGTTCTGCGCTTTTCTATTTCTAGAGTTTTTTCTCCTGCTGTTTGATTGATCTTTTCTGCGTCTGCAATATATTTTCTATCAATATAATCTTGATCATGAGCAGCTTTTTGTTTGGCTATTTTTGCCTTTTCTAAAATATCTTTGTCGCCGGCAGATAAGCTGGTAACTTTTGATTTTTGATAGTCTTCATCAATTTTATTAAACTTTAAAACAGACTGTGTATACTGACGCTCTGCATCCTGTAAATTTTTATTAAATTTAGGCAAATCATATTTTGCCTGAATTTTTTCAACAAACTTTTCACCAAAACTGGTATTGATATCTTCAGCTTTTTCTTTGGCTACTTTAGCGGCTTGTTTTAAATTGTCCTGCCATTGTGTTAAAGCAGGAATTGCCATTGTAAGTAGTTTAGATGCTAATCCAACTAATGCTAAAGTTAAAAGACCTGAGTTATTTGCCAATACACTAGCTAAAGGTCCAATAAATTTATTAATAAGCGATAAGCCTGCTTGAGTTAAATTTATAATAGAAGCTTCTAGTTGTTTATAAGGATTAGCTGGAATATCTATATCTTTAAATTTATCATTAGCTTCTTTTAAAACAGCATTAGCAAATGCTTGTCGTCTTTGAAAATCTGTTAATGCAGTAACTGGTTTACCTATACTACGAGCATAATCTTCAGTGGCTTTTTCAATTTTTGTAAAAATGCCTAATTCGTCTAATAATTCAGGTTCTAGTTTAGTAATACCACGTGTTAATCTACTAACCGCATCTGTAGCATCAATACCAAGTGCTTGGGAAGCCTTTTTTGCAGCATCACCAATTTGTAACATTTGTTTACTACTTAAACCAGCGCTAGTACCTTTTGCAACTGCAGACATTGCTTCACGCAGACTAATTGCGCCGTCTGTAGCTTTTACAAAATTTTGAGAAAGAGCACCTAGAGCAACGCCGCTTGTTGCCCCTAGTTGATCTAAGCCTTTAATCATATTAGTTGTATCTAATGCATCTTTTAAGGCATTAAAAGCACTTACAGCAGCATAAGTGTTTGCAGCAACAGTTGCATAAATACGAACTAAACCACCTAAACCTTGTTGTTCATTAGCAAAATCACGAGCACTAGCTCCAGTTAAACCACTAGCTCCTCTAGCTCGACCATATTGCATAGAAGCAGCACTTAACTGCTGTGATTTTTGAAGTTCTTTGTTATAAGCTTTGCCTTCACTAATACGTTCACGCATACTGCCGCGAGTATCTTCAACGCTTAAATCAATTTTAACAGTTTGATTTGCCATAGTATCTCCAAGTACTCTGCAGCAACTATAATATTAGCTGCATATTTTTACGTATACCAATTATACCACATAGGCAAATAGGTGTCAATACAAAAAATTTTATAACAGCAACAAAAAACCCGCGTATTAGGCGGGTTTTTTTGTTGTTTTAGAATTAACTTGTTCTTGTCTAACTTGATCAATTATACGCACAAGAATTAGTATATACTTATAGTCTGCTGGTTCAATTTCGCAAGCAAAAAATATTTCATGTATGCCAGCTAAAGATTTGCCTAGATACAAACCATTCATGCCTTCCCATTCATCTCGCAACATTCTATATACAATAAAAGCTTGTTGCAGTTCTAGGGGAAAGTCATCAAAGTCAACTGGAATTTCTTCTTCTACAGGTTCTGATCCCAGCTGTTCGCACATTTCAAAATAACTTTCCTTAGTCATACTAAGACTATTATTTTGCATATAATTTACTAACAGCCTATTTACTTCTGTAAGCTGCCAGTCGAAAAGTTTCCCAATTCGCTTACCTGTTCACTAATAAATGCATCAAAATTGCTTGAGTTTTTCATCAAATACAGTGCATTTTCATTAGTAAATTCTAGGTAATCTTCTGGATCTTGTCCTGTTAGGTCAACAGGCGCTAGTTGCTCTAAGTATTTAAGTTTAAATCCTGACCAACCTTTGATAGCATTTTCAGTATAAAGTTGTAAGAAAAGATCTTCATTAAATTCTTCTTCAGGTTTGCGGTTTTTAAAAGTAGTTTTTGTAGATTTTTTGCGAACGTTAAGCAAAATTTCCCTAGACAAGAAACTAAGTTGTAGTTTAAAACCTGGCATACCAGGATACTCAACTTCAACTGACTTGGAGGGAACTAGGAGTGATTTAAGGGAAAGAGTGGACATTAGTCACCTTGGTTAGTTGGGGGTGGACCAGACATAGAGTCTGGCCCGGTATTTAATTAAATTTATGCAATAGGTGCGTAGTATCTAACTTCAAGTTCATTACTGGCTGTAATATCAAATACATCTGTAGCATTGCTGGTTGGTGTATAACCTTGAGCAGTAAAGTTAATAGTTGTGCTAATAACTTGTTCTGTTGCAATAGTAGGAATTTGTACCACAGCAGCACTAAGATCAAATTCTACACGAGTAGCATTTGAGGCACCGCCCATAGCAATAACTAATTCATATGCTGGGTTTACATCTGTAATATTTGAACTACTAAGCATGTCAGCTAATAGTGTAGCAGTAAAGTTTGCAGAAGTACCACCACGCAAATAAGCTGTTACATTACCAGTAATACTGCGTGTGCCTGTAAAATATGTACAAGGTTGATTAACAATACCTAAGTTTGCTGGTGTTAGGTAGGTAACATTATTACTAATTGTAATATTACCGCCTGTTAGTGCTAGTGTATAAGTTTTGGTAGTACCTTCAGCATTGATGCCCGACTTTAAGGTCATTGTGCTTAACTTATTAGCAATATACGGTGCATAAGTAATTTTTGGCTTAAATGATATTGCACTATATCCACCACTCATTGTACCAGGACTAACATCGCTGATAGTAACTGTAGTACTTGGTGTAGTCAAAGTAGTTGCTTTGCCAGTCCAAGCAATAGTAGCAATTGCATCAAGTCCAAAATCAATAGTTGCTGTATCTAGGGTACAATTTTCAATAAAGAAAGTTGTATCATCAAATACAACGATCATACCAAATTTTTGCAGTTGGTGAACCTGACTATAGTTAGTAACTACTTTAGCTGGTGAATTAGTAGTAGTTGCAGAAACAGTGGCTACAGTTGCTGTAAAACCAGAACCAGCACCACCCAAAGCAGTATTAGGTGCTGTAAATACCATTGTTGCAACAACGCCTGTACCAGCATTAACGTTAGAAACTGTAGTTACAGCGCCACCTAATACAGTAATATCAGCAACAATTTGTTCTTTAGGTCCTAATGTAAAAGTAAGTCCTGTAGGGCTTGTTCCATTAGTAGTAATTGCTGTGCCACCTAAAGTTGCAGACAGCTGAAAACTAGTAGTACCATTAGTAGCAATAATATAATAATTGGTTCCAGTTGTGTAACCAGCAATAGTACCACCAGCAATAGTACCGGTAACATATACTAATTGGCCAACATTTAGACTTGACGAAGTACAAGTAAATTCACCAACAAGACTATCAGCTACAAGTGCTACACTAGTAAGTGCCGTACCGCCAGTAGCAGCAGCCATTACTAGAGGTACTGAGTAATAAGTTCCGGGAACAGTATATCCACTACCTGCAGCAAGAGTATAAGTTAATACAGAACTAGCGGTTCGCTCTTGCCAAGCCGCGCCTGTAGTACCAATTGCCTTGTTGCTAAACATTGCGTTCCATAAGCAACGCTCTTCGCAAGTGACGAATCCGCCGGTAACAGAACCAGTAGCAGTATTATTACTATCGCAAGGACGAAGATAAGTTGAAAAACTAAAATCAACTGGATCAAGCGCAGTATTAAAGCTGCGTTGTCCACGAACAGGTGCAGAACCTGCTTCATTAAGGGTAACTGTTTCAGCAGTAGTTCCTTGACTAAAACTAAATCCATCCAAAACTTGGATTTCAAAAGTATTAGCACTAGTACCACTATTAGCAGTTGTGTTAATCTTACCAGTATCTGCATTTACATTAGTAGTAAAGAATACCCTGGCATTACGGAGTAAATTGACGCCCATGTCATTTCCTTTTTGTTAATGCTATAGCTGCATAAACTAGACATTTATCTGTTTTTAGCACTATTAGCATATTTAGTTACGAGACTTGATACCTTACTTGTAGATTGATTTCTCCAACCGCATAAGGCGCTAGTAATCCTTCATCAGTAGTAATTGACTGAACTAGGATCTCAGTTGTAGATTGGTTGTTTACCGAATTGTATACTATTGATCTATTAGCATCAATACAAGTTTCTATATCAGTTAATAAGGATTCCAGTTGTTCGCTGCTGTATTCACCATGGCAATATACTTTAACAGCAATACCTAAATAACCCCAAGCAAATCCTGCTGGATGATATTCACGGGTTTCTGTGCCAGGCATTAAGAAAACACTAGGAAAATCATCTACTTCATCCCAGAATTTTAGCTTAGCATACGCATTTTTAAAAATGTTGATCTTGTACGGGTCTTTGCCGTTAATCAGGGCTATCTTATCAGTAAGGGCTTTTACAATTTGTGTTCTTGCACTCATATTAACACCGCCCTTAATCTATTTCGTACTTGGGTTTCAGCAATTTCCCTGATTGATTTGCTTATTAACAGTTTAGGGTTGCGAGTTTTTGGAGATTCTTGACGCCCACCTTCACTAAATGTGCCGTAGGGATTACGCATATAGTTATAAAATGCAGTAATCATACCTTCGCGGCTTTGGGTCATTCGTTCTACTTTTGCACTTTCAGCAAATTTGCCGGTGCGTAGGTTTAAAATATCACGACGACTGCCAGTACCCATATTTTCTTTAATAGTTTTTGCTAATAGACTATTAATTAATTGCTGTAAATTAACTAAACTATACGACTGGTTATCCCGTGTTTTTAATTGATTTCTAACTTTGGTTTTAGTTTTAGTAATATCCGACTTTGCTTTTTTTAAATCAGACTTGGCTTTTGCAATACTTGCTTTTGCCTGAGCAACTCCTGATACAGACTGCAACTTTAAATTAGTAGCTTCAATATTACCGGTGTATTCTTCGGCATATTTTTTACGATTACCAGTAATTGCGCTTACTAAAGAATCTTCTACTAGTTTAATAATAGGTGGCGAAGATTCTAGATTTACTAGGTTACTGTTTGATAAACCTTGGTCTATAAAACCTTTTATCATGCCTTGCATGGCTTTTTCAAGTAAGTTATTGCCACTTTGATAACCTACACTATTTAAAAAACCTCTTATACCTGTATTACTGCTTTTACCAACTACAGTACCAACCCCACTACCAGCTTTTTGCTGTGACGTGGCTCCTTGCCACTGAATTAACCAACTACTATCAGTTTTTCTATATTGAGCAAAAATTGCTGCATTTAAATCTTGACCTAGACTACTAGCTGCTTGATCTAATTCTTCTAGTGCATCTAATAAGCTATCAATAAACTTATTTAAACTATCAAGTTCTTTTTGTACTTGTTCTGGTTTAATAGGTTCATTCGTTTTAGGATCTCGCCTATCTGCTAAACTTAATGTTTTGCCAATACTTTGTCGTGTTCTTTCTACTAAAGTATTAGCCCATCCATAAACATGGCCTTTATCAAAATCATAGTTTTCTATGTTTTGTGCAATACCTACAGATAAACCTGTTACACCACTGTATTGTTCTAATATTTCTGCTATTTTTGTATTTAGGGTATCAAATTTAAATTTTTTAAATATAATTGCCTGCGTACCGTTGGGAGGACTAAATATTTCTACTAAATCTGTGCCACTAACAGCGATATCGGCTTTAATTAAATTAAAGATATTATTAGCTAGCTGTTTATTACCAACTACTTTTTCTAAGTCAGCTATAGGTAATATAAAATCAACTGTAGAACTTTTAATTTCTTGTTTGCTAGATCCGCGGGTTTGATGTAATACCGAACTAGTATCTTGGCGGCCTTCTGCCCAAGATTTAAGTTCTGGTATATTTTTCATTATCTCTCTAAAAGCTTTTGCGCTCATGTGTAATCCGACCTGTACATATCTAACACACGTCGAATATGTGCTGGTAAACCTGTAGTAGAAATATACTCAATCTGTACGCTATTAGTTCCGGGAGCTTTGGTGCTATGTACACTCATATCATTTTTACGATAGTAAGTTACCATGTCCATAATAGCTAGTGCAACGTCTGCAGGTACATCATCATATCCTGCGCGATAAGTTACCTTGTAACCTTTGATTACTTCAGGAAATCCACGATTAACTGTAATTAGACTATTAACTGCATTAGTATTTAAGCTTTGTATTTCATTGCCATCTAAAATCCAGTCTTTGTACTGTACAAGATTAGTGTAGTTTTGACCAAAGTCTATGCTATAGCCAACACTAGCAACA